TTTTTAAGCATCTTCTGACTCACTTTCATCATCGACGATGAAATCCTTGAGATTTCCATTCTCATCCATGTCTTCCTCGTCGTCCTCATCCTCCTCAGAGCTATATTCCTCATCCTCAGTGTCGAGGTCAGAGTCAAAGTCAGTATCATGCTCTTCATCACCATAATCATCGTTTACGACATCCTCCGTTGGCACAAACAATTCGGGTTTCTTTATCTTACGTCCTGAACGAGTAATCATTTTGGGTTTTTAAGTACACTACTGTTTAAGTACCTTTACAACGCTTTGAGGCAAAACGTGTGTTCTTGCCTTGGAACGTGTGCAATTGGGACATTTCTGTGTAATTTGATTCTTCTTGATGACGTAAGACATGAGTTTGTCGTCGTGTTTATCGCCGATTGTTTCGCAAAAGTTTGATGTCGTGAGTACTGTCATGACTCCGTTCTTACTCGTCGTAGTCACGATTCCTGTGTTTTGGTCTGCTTTCATGAACTTATTTATGAATGCTTCGAGTTGAGGTCTGACGTTGGTGGTGTGTTTCGGCTTCTCCTGGGGTTTCTTGATTTCTGGACACTTCCTCATCTCCTCCTTCTCTGGATACAACTTTTCGAAAATGTCCTTTGGAAGTTCGTGGTGACGTCCACAAAAGTCTTTACAAAAGCCATCCCTTCTACCCTTGAGGGTTGGACAGTTGCAGAAACATTTCTGTAAGATGCGTCTCCCACTTATGATGAACCAGACGTGATTCGAGTTATGCTTCCTCTTGAGATTCTCACAATACCTTGATGTCGTTGACACCAGGTACAACGTCTTGTGTTTGAAGATTTTGGTGACGTATGCATCATCCTGTCCCTCCATATGCTTCCTGACGAACGTCTCGATGGAATTCTTCAACATCTCATCATGAACCTCATCCTTCGTCTGCTCTTCAGTGAAAGAACCCTCCTTCTGTGTCGTATCACCGTCAATCACAACATTTTGTGGTGCATCCGTACGTACGACAGCCATCTTAAGAATCTCGACACTCGGTTCCTGATTAATGCGAATGAGGGTGGAAAATGGCTCCTTTGTGTATCTGAATAGGGGTAGGTATGGGAGATGTGTCACCTTATTTTCCATCTTGTGTGACCACGGCATACGAAATCCGCTCCCCTTTGTCTTCCGCTTGGCGTTTCCATAGACAGAAGAGTCCACGATGTCATCCCACTTTATGGTTCCCTTAAACTTCGAGAGTGCAACAAGGATGTGGGTTCTGAGAGTGAGTGCCGATGCCTGGTCAACGACGAAGCCCACCCAATTCAGATGTACTCCAGTCTTGATGAGATTTCCACTCTCTCGAGGCATGGCAACCGAGACGATACAGTCCTTCCCACCATAACCCTTGACTGTGTCACAGATAACCTTGGAGATGTCTTGAATATCATCAATTCCGAGAGCCTCGGGAGCTTTGTAATCGATATCGACGAAAAAGTTGTACGTCTCCGTCTTCTGTTCCACGACGTATAGCGTCTCTCCAGACTTCACCGCCTCCACATATTTTTCATAAAATTCATTCAACCTATCAAAAGGCACGGAGAGTTTACCCCCGTCCATAAGCACATGTGATAGCTTGGATGCATTGTTGAACCCTTGGGTTGCACACCACTTTTTAAACATATTTGATTAAGGCTTCTATTCTCTAAACCATCTCATCGTGGAGACGTCCTGAAATTCTTGGGATTGACTTAAGTGTTTCTTTATCGTGAGAAGCTCATAAACAGTCTTATCCTCATTCTCCTTGTACCATTCCTCAATCTCCTCATCACAGAGACCTCGATTCTTTTCTAGGAGTTCACCGATTTGTCTTAAAATGAAAGCCTTCGACTTCATTATTTTATAGAAAAGGTTTTTCTATCTGGAGAACTTATACACGCGTAAAATTCTGGGTTGTTCAGGACATTGTCCACGATGAGCTTCCATCGTTTACGTGTGTTAAACTCTTCGAGGGTATCGTAACTCATATAATCATTCTCGTCATGGGTCTTCCTGATGGGCTGATTCATGATTTTCTTGATGGTCGTCTTTCGCTTTTCATCATAGAAACGCTGAATTTGTGTTAACTGCTCAGACCTCGTGTAGTCTACGAAAAAGATGAATACATTGTACTCGAGTTCCACTGTAGGACTCTCATTGACTACAAACTTATACTCGGTGTACTCCCCATTCTTGAGGGCAACCACACCCCGAGTCTCCTCCTCAAGTTCCCTCAAAGCACACCGAAGGGGATTGTAAATCTCCCTCCGCCTACATCCACCCGTCACAAAAATCCAATCCTTAAATCTCCAGTCCCTCACAGTGAGAAACCGTGGCGTATCGTCAACGAACGTCACGGGTATTGCAATTGCTTTGTATTTTTTCATTGCGCATTCGCAAGTTACAATAAGGGAATATGTTTATTCCTCGGATTTTACCTCCTCTGGTTCTGGTTCAGGCTCGGGCTCGGGCTCGGGCTCTGGGACAGGCTGGGGTTTCATGAGAGGTGGTGGACTCAAGTGACGAACAACTTGAGCCGAGAAGTTCTTGAAATTGCCCATCTCCTCCTTAGTCTTGTTGAGTTCCTTGAAAAGGTACACGAGACCAAGAATACACACGATAGTGGCGGCAGTCAGTACAGTTTCACGGTTTACGGGAATCATTACTATAGTGGGGGCTTTACTTTTTAAGTATTTTACATCACAGCACCCATCTTAGTCTTCCCTGAGGGAGGGCATTGGTAAGGTGTCTGAGCAAATTGGACGGCTTCGTAATGCGCGTGTTCACATGATTTTTCTGTCGATGGAGCAGCCATGGGCTGACCGACAAACTTCTCGAGTGTCCTGGAGTTAGGATCGTACGTCAATACAAAAACGATGGCAAGGAGGAAGACAATCTTCCAAAACATTGTTTACTATTTAGTTAGAATATAAAAGACCACCCATACCATTTTCGATGCGGAGGATGTTGTAATTGACAGCATAGATGTTGTCAGTGTTCACAGCTGTGTCGCTGATGATACGAGCGGAATCGAGGCGCGAGAAGTTGAGGTTACCCGTGGGCTGGAGCTTACCAGTGTCGAGACAGAAGGGGTAAGTGAACAGCTTGGCACCTGGGGTGCTGGAACCATGGGAGGTGTGATAGTAGAGTGGAACCGAGGTAAAGTTGGGGTTACCAAACTTGAAGTCAGCCACGTCGGTGCCGTTAATCTGAAGCTTCACCTTGTTGGTATCCGTCACGATGTTCACAGCAGTGGTGTTCGCAGCCGCGAGATACTTGACGGGGTGGTTGAAGTTGAGTTCCTGAATCTTGTTGCCCGAGGAAATCGCCTTCTGCACCTGGGTGATGAGCATGTTCTGGGGAGCAGCGGCGAACATCTCGCGCTCCTGGGTATCGAGGTACGCGTAGTTAGCGTAGACCTCCCACTTGTAGGTGGCAGCACCCGAACCCCAAGTGATACGAAGCTCGACATCATGGTACTGGAGGGAGATAAGGGGGAGCGCCGTCTGCCAGTTCTCACAGAAGGCAAAGCGGAGGGGGTAGAAACGCTCGTTGGTGGAGCCACCGTAGAGGTCACCAGAGACCGACTTGGCGGAAGACGTCGCCGAGAGGGTGGGGGCAATCTGGGTCGAGTAGAAGGAATCCTGCTCGTCGATCACCTGACCACCGATGAGAAGCTCCACCTTGGAAATAGCGGTCGTCCAGTCGGGGACGACGTTGGACTGAGTACCATCGGACTTGATGGGCATGAAGTAGACATAGTTGAGCATATCACCCTTGCGCTCGAAGCGGATGGTGGACATACCGTTGTTCGAGACGTTGCCCTGAATGACCTGACGCTCGACAGTTTGGGAGAAGTTCGTGTGACGCTTGTACGTCGAACGGAAAAAGCTGACTTCGGGCTGACCGACGAGGTGCACATCCTGAGCACCGACAGCGACGAGTTGGGCGATACCACCAGACATTTATTATAATGTGAGACTTTATTTTTAAGCTTGGACGAATCTGTAAGATTCTTAGAAGGTTAGATACGAGAGAGTTTTACGGGTTTGGGACGACAGACTTTATAAACTTCATACAAAGTTTATAAAGTGTGAGTAACTACGTCGATCGGAAGTTGTGGCATTTGCGGTATGTATCAATTTACAACACCGGATTCCCAAGGGGGCTTTATCAGACGATGTTTTGGTAATATAATCTTGTGTGGGTAGATATTCGAATCGGTAATATTTCTCAGTTGTTTTCTATACTCAATAAGTTCTTGTTTGGTTTCGTCGTCTAAATCAACGTCAGGTAAAATGGTCCAGTCGGATAATTTCAATAGAGTATCTCGCTTTTGTCTTATATCCTGCATCATCGCAGACGTTTTGTACTTTGTTGGGTCTGAATATATTTCAATAGTGGAGTTATTTCTACGAACCGATAATGTATCGATTCCACTTAATGTTATCTCTTGATCGAGAAGTAAATTCACCATTTCATACCCTTCATTATCCTGAAAGAAACTAGCCAATAATTCGGTGGGTATCACATCTAGGAGATCCTGAGTGTTTTTAACAAAAACAGCTGTGAATTCCATATAACACATATATAGATTATTATTTTTTAAATATATACATATTCGAACCATATATCTGTAATTCGTATGGTGGCGCCGGTGGTGCCGGTGTTAGAGTCACATACGATCATAATACCTGGAACATCACCATACTGCATCGTCATATCAGGTCCCCACACTGTCGTGAATCCACGCGAGAGGCTACCATTATATGATGTAATAGTAGCTTTTAATTGGTCAGAGCCACCATAATATGTTTCATAAATTTTAAAGGTTGCGTAAGCTATGTATCCTGCAACAAAACCCCATTTAAAGCACATACGTATTCTAGTCGGGGTCGCCCAACGGTCCGCCGAGAAATTATGTATTGAGGATGTACCGAACCAACTGAAAGCACAGTATGAACCAGAGTAGCCTGCAGCCTGACCGGGTACCATAAGTCCAAGTCTGAGTCCACCACCGGTACCGGAGATATCATTATAAGTGTTGTGACGGACTGGGACAGTTTTGACGTGTCGCCCTGAATATGATTGTAAAGAACCATTCACATCAAGTTTCGTACCAGGATTAGTCACCCCGATACCGACGTTGCCATCATCATCTACCCGAAAAGTTGTGAAATTTTCCTTCAAGTCATGAGTCGTGGTTCCACTGGGGGCTGTGCTGGTCGGAGCATTCTCATTGGTACCGAATACTTCACCCCCTATTGCATAAACTTGTAGATTGACATATGAATATACTCCAGTGACAAGGTAGATATCTTTGCGAGTATCACCAGTGTTATCTTTGACGAGTATATTAGAATTTCCTAAAGTTCCCATACACATCCCAAGTGCCGTGAAACCGTCTCTCGCTGAGAACTTAACATCTACGGTAGCATTTCCTTGACTGTGTGTATGTCCTCCCAAAATACCTTTAATTAATACATGTCCGCTGTTATTACTGACATACGCAATTTTTCTGTAATACACAGTGTGGTCAGTGGCTGGATTTACTGTTCGATTCATTCAAGTAGTTCCCT